GCTGTGTAGTAAGGAACGAGTTCTGCACTTACCTTCATCTCACTACCAGACCAGATGTTACAGTCCGTCATCGGAGTACCTTTTGAATCAAAGATTGCAACACGATTAGGAATTATCTTCCCATCTTTGGTAGTAAGCTGAGCCTTAGTCTTAAACTTAAAGATTGTAGAACCAGTTGGTTCTCCATTGTCATCCACATCATCTTCATAAGGTGGATTAGCCATCTTTATGTTTTTTCCTTTAGCCTTCTCTTTAGCAAGAGCAACACTATTTTTAATTTCTGCATCAATAGCAGCTTTTAATTCGTCTGCTTCTTGACCAGATAAAATCAGATTAGTTTTATAATGTCCGACTTCATCAAACCTTGTATCTGGTTGTGTAATCCATGCGTATTGACTTACACCTATACCAGTTACAATTCGTTTATAATTATTTTTCACAATAATTTTTTCTCCTAGTTAAATGTTAATGAACTAATAAGTTCATATACGGGCACTATTCTCTCCCATTGGTTGCTATATTTTTAAGCAAAGAAAAATTCTGATTGACGTAAGTCATCAAGATTAAGATTTCCTTTTGCAGGAACTTCTGGAAGTTTGTCTCTAAACTTTTCTGGAATAAGTTTTTCTATTCCATCTTTAAAATCTTGTAAGACATCATCCTGAAATATTTTTACAAATGCATCTCTCAATGTAATTGAAAGCATATGTACATCTGCTGCTGTCGTACCAAAACTATCGTGAACATTACAGAAGTTAGTAATACCTTTACTTGCTGCAAGGTTTACAGTTTCCATCATACAAGCACTGTCTAGGCTATGAACAAAGTTAGCTGCAACACCATTGACCATCTTGCGTCTGTCTGTGGTATCGAGGTCTTTGTTTAATCTTGGCTTGATAACTTCACCCATAAGTTGGGCCTTCACTCTCATAGACTTAGTTTCTGGATAGGATTGCCATACTGGAAACCCAACAGGATTAATCCAGTGTATTGGTAGTTGGTCTTTGCAAATGATACGAGCTATGGCTTGTAAAAAGTCCATACCTTGTCTTGCAGATGATAAGTTGTCACCAATACTAGCCCAGATAGCCTTTGCCAGATAAGTACAAGCCTCAAGAATTTTCTTTTTAGGAAACGGATGTAGTTTACCTAACCTCTCCGCCTTCACAAGTTCATCCTTAACAAAATCGGTGCAACTGTAGCGAGTCGAACCATAACAAATAGTCATTATGGGTCTCTTGGTTATCTTACGAGTGACACCATAGTTCAACCATTCTTGTGCATAAGGTTTGCCATCTGTAGCATCCTTGCGAAGCTGCTCTATCACATTGTCAGCAACAGCCTGATATATATCTTCTGGCTTTTCTGTGACTGTAAGATTAACAAGCTTACCCGCGTGTTCATCCCGGAGCATCAATGAATATAGCTGCAATCCATTACAGCTTCCATCTACTGCTACAGGTATGTGAGATACAAAACCTTCGCCTTCTTCTTTGAACCTTGCCCATTCATCACAGAAAGCAAGAAACTGATAAGGACTGTCTGCATCATTCCATTGCAAGTTACCTAATGGGTCTTTGCCACAAGCAACAATCCAATCTGAATTATCTTCTATCCACTGGTGTCTGTCTGCTAAAGCAACTTTGTCATTACCCCAACAGTTAGCTCCATGTACTGCTAACCAAAAGATACCTTTGTTTTCTGCTGTAATAGGTTTGCCATTAGAAAACTTAATCAATGCTTTTGCGCCACCAACAGATTGATAATTGAGAAAAGCAGGGACACAATACACCCTGCCCCTAAAATCTAATTGTAAAGGGTAATAGATTTTCTCATACTCACTGTAGTCTTTTGCAGTATTCAATACTTGAGAGAATAATATCCTCTTTGATTTAATTACTGCTCTTTCATCGTGAACCTCTCTCTTTGCAATCTTATATTGCAGCAAGGCTTCTTTGTTGGTGTCGATGTCGTGTGGTCTGTTTGGAAATGCTGGTAGTTCTGAAGATGGCATACCACCATACTGAAAACCTTTTTCCCAAGCATAATTCATTACATCCAGAATGAACCTATTGATTTGGAAAGGTGTGCTTTGCATATTATTCACCGCCTCATAGACCTGTGGCATCTGAAAACTAGCTAACTCTTCCCTAAATCGTTTGTTCTTCTGTTTGACTAAATCAAGTTTTAAATCTTTATAGCCTCCACCTATTGGAGAAGTCCAACCTAGTGGTATAGAAACCATAGGCTTGTATTCTGGAGACAACAGCTCATTCCAGGCATTTCTCTCCTTTATCCATTCCAAGGTCTTTTCTGTGATTTTGATGACCTTAGTCTTCTTCTTCTTAACAATATTGTGACCGATTTCTATTAGTCCTGTGGCTTGAACCATCAGTTCCACAAGGCGAATGCCTACATGAAGCTTGTCTGTTTTGCTCCACTCGACCCAACCAACACCATCCCGGTTCGCTTGTTCTCTAAGCTTTCTTCTTCTGTAGGTGTAGTGTCTGGTTGGTCTCCTATCCAAATCCTTCATAACTGTGTCATAAAGCTTTGGATTTAGGGTTTGGAATGACCTCATAGCCACCTCTGTCTCTATTTTGCCTCCTAGTGCAATACAAGAGCCAGTAAAGGGTTTCTGTTGTGTGACTGTATTGATTATATGCTTTGCTGTGATTAGTGCAGAAATTTCTGGTTCTACCTCACATAAATGCTGAAAAGCAATCTCTGGTCTACCACCAGTCTTGTCGTCTTGGGTTATTAGGTATTCTTGGATTAAATCGGCAAGAGGATTGATGGTGTTTCTAACCATCACCTTGCCATAAGATGTTACGGATTCTTCACCTCTTTCGATGTGTTGTAATCGTCTTTTGTTTGTTCGTTGTTTGCCTTTATCAACCATAATCTTCTCGTGGTTGACTTCATCAGCATATGTCGGTAGGCTTTCGTAGATTTTAGCCATGGTGTTACCCTCCTTAATTTAAATTAAAATTAAGTGAGAGTGAGTCGTGTTCCACGTGAAACTAGCAAGTTGCTTTAATATCCCAACACCCTAGTTTTTCGTGCTACTGATTTGTAATCAATAGGTTCGCGGTTCAAGTCCGTGTGGGGGCACCACGATTTCCAACAAAAACTCACTCACACTTTTTGCAATTGATTGCATAAAGTATAATGCTATCCCTTATGGGATTTTATATCAATTAGCTTTTCAGATGCATCGCTGCTTCTGTCGTTATCTAACACATCAACTACACTAAAAGTATGTTGTGGCATCAAATGACTGTAACGTTTAGTCATTTGTAAGGACTTATGTCCCATCAACACACCGATTTTGTGAAAGTCAACTTTGCCAGATTGTGCGAGACGACTTGCATAAGTGTGTCTCAAAGCATGAAGAGTAAACTCTCTATCATCTTCAAGGCCCATTAACTCACGTAAGTCAGTCCATTTGTGTTGTACTGTCCAAGTATTCAACTGGAAAATACAATCGTCTTCTTCCTTGTGTTCGATAAGTCTTGATACAATCTCACTTGCTCGTTTGCATAAAGGAACACTACGTTTTTCATTGTTTTTAGACTCTTGAACAATGACGTATTGTGTCTTTGATACAACGTCAGTTTGTACGTCTGACTTCTTTAACTTCAAGGCTTCAGTCTTTCGTAGACCTGTATCCATAAGGAACAAATAGTAATCAAGATAATCTTTTTGATTACGTTCTAGCATAATCTTTTGCATAAGTTTTTCTTCCTTTAAGTCTACGAAACGTACCCTTTCATTGTTCTCTTTTTCCCACTCAATGTGTGGAACAGATTTCAAACCATACTCGTTTGGTCTGTTGAAAGCATACTTCAGCATCTTAGATAATGAACTGTAGTACCTATTAACCGTGGCTACAGAATTCCCACATTCGTCAAGAAGATATTCTCTTAATGCATCAATGTGTCTTGTAGTTATATCATTAACTAAAATGTCCTTGCCAAGTAAATCACAAATGATTACTCCGTAACGAGCTTGAGTTGCATTCCAACCATTCCTGGTTAACTTGCTACAGATAGCAATTAGTCTTCTATCTGTTTCTAATTCAGTGTCGTGTACTGAAATCATCAATGGCTTTACATCGGCTTTTCCATTCTTGCCAAGTTTATTTACCATTACCCCATTCACCTCCTCTCTGTGAAAAAAAGTTAGTTGTATGATTGATTACTTCTTCTTAGAAGTTCTGACATTTGCACCTTCACGTAAGTAACCTGAAGATGTCAAATTCTTTTCTCTAAGCTTTTGAATCATATCTTCATGAACTTTGTCCTGCTTCATGCGATATGTCAGCTCTTCTTTTATCATTGCAAGTTCCTGTTGGAATTTTTCTTGCAGTTCGTGCAATTGTTTCAGATTGGACATCATATTTTTAGCTTCCATTTCAGCTAATCTATATTTGTATTGCATCCTCTCTGCATCTCTTGGTTTGTCATCTTCCATTGCAGCACGAAGTTTTTGTAGTCTTTTTAATCTAACTTCTTCTGAAACAGTTTCAGACTCAATTGCATATTCAGATAAACGATTTACAAACCTTGCACCTTTTGGAGATAAGAAAACCATCTTCTCTCTTCTGTCTGCAGGATTGTCCACCGTATATAAAAGACCCATTCCAAACTTAGGCTTTAACTCTTGCCTAGATGGTGGTCTCTTTCTAGCAGCAGCTCTTTCTAAAACATCACCCGGTGGGTTCAATAGAGCTTCTGAAAGTTTAGTTACATTTCTTGATGTAGACGATTGAGCTAGACCAAGTGCCTCTGCAATTTTACTCATAGGCATACCTGCACTTCCATATTCATCTTCGTGTCTTGCAACATAAAGTAAACACACAAGCATTTGTATTTCCATTCGAGAGTCCATTGCTCTCACTTGGTCAGCTATCGATAATAAACTTTCAAGTTTACCAAAGTAACGGTCTGTTACCCCTTTGGCTTTCCAGTCTTTCGACATTTGTTTGTTCCTTTCAATTTAGTAGGAAGTAAACCTAGTATAGTCTGTGGCGCATTGTTTTGTAGTTTATTATTACTAAACTTCCACATCTTCCTAACTGAGAAACTACTGAGCTGTCGGTTGAACATCATCACGACATCCTTCCATTGCAATCTTCTCGATTACCTTTGCGATTGAAAACTTAATCCCATGCTTTCTTCGCAATATCTCTTGTAGTTTTGTTAAATCTGCGTGAGCTTGTTTACTCACTGATACAGATGTGTATCTAAAGGTGTCTGGCATAGTCTTCTCCTTTCCCAGAATGTCCCCCTCGGTTGTTAAAAGAATCAGACATAAGTTGAATTATATCTGAGTTATTTGCTGATGTGTACTCGCCATAGACCAACATCAACTATAGTCTCCCATTCCGCATCTAATCCATCGTCAAATGTCTTATGGGTATAGTTGAACTTTGACCACTTAGGGTACTTCTCAACGAATATTGTGATTTTAAATAATGTAAATTGCATTCATGTTTATCCTTCCTTGTTACCTTTAGGATTTCGTCTGGATAAACCAGAGCAGGTGGTTAAGGTGTCACCTGTGTTGAACGTATCAACAAGTTACTTATGTAACTCCCCACTAATAGTGTTATAGAATTTTCAGTTCTCATTCAAGTCCAAATTCTGAATAAATGCCAAACCCATCATAGAACCATGATAAAAGAATGATGGGTCTGGACTTAGACAAAAACAGAGCCTGTAGATAACTACTACCAATGGTGTGAAATAGCAGCTACCACAGTCTCTGTTTAAAGGAGGTGTCAAAAGGGAGAAATAAATAAAGCCCTTTTGCCACTCATGCATCCTCTTGGGTTAGAAAGAATAAGAACCCCAAGAGAGATAACATCAAGAGGGGTACTTAACTACCCCCCTCAAAATTATCTCTTACGGATAAGTTTCAGATAGTCATAAACCTGTTTCTTTTGCTTAGTTCTGCAAAGATGGAAATGACCCAGAAAGTATGCAGCCAACGGATTACTCGTGGCGCTTTCTCTCTGCCTGTTTTTATAGGTATCTATGAAATTCATATATACTCCTTGCTTTAGTTTTTTTGATTGCCTCCAAGTGGAGGGTAGATGGCATACGGACTTGAGACCCCATACCATCAACTCTCCACTTCAGTGTGAGCGCCTTGAAGAACCATTTCACCAACAAGGCCATTGCGCCTAAACCAGAACTGAGAACCCTACTAGGGTCGCTTGTGTATGCCTTAAGCTCAGTCCTAAGACTTGCGTATATACAGTGCTAAAATTCTCTCTATATGCGCCTTGGGAATCATAATACATCCCATAGAGGATTAAATAGGCATTTTGCAATAAATTGCAATACTTAAATAAATAAAAGTTCCCAGCTTATCCCAACACCGCAGTCCACCTACTCTACTACTACTATAGATACCTATAGGTATAGATAGATAGGTAGATAGTTGGGGAGGTAGATAGCTATACTAATAGTTAGGGTTTGACCCTGGGTATATCTTATATGGGAACTAAACTCGACTCGAAGAAAAAAATAGACCCTAGCTCTAACAGAAACGAGAAAAAACTGCCTAGGCAACTGATACTTTATCAATTGCCATAATAGGCAAAATAAATTGCGAAATGTCTAGGCTTTGTCTTGTGTGTGTGGCTACGACCCACCCCCGCGGGGACTTTTTTTGCCTCGTATATGACATTACCCCTTCATATTTTTTTATGAAATATTTCGCATCCTATAAGATAGCTCTTCGCATCTATTAGGTGTCTGTTGATTCCACTTACTGTCTTTCATTTCCCATCCTGCATCCTCATAATCTTTCTTTTCCAATGCAGCTAACATCTTTTTGAATTTAGAGACTCCAAATTCGCCTAATTGGAAGCACATCTCCACCAGAATACCAAATGCCTCTGGATGTGTTTCTTGCTCGTTTACGAGTCTCCTAGCTCCATCTAGAGCCTTTTCAAAATCCTTTTCAAATAGCAAGTTCCATCCCCATTCATTATCAGGAATGTCTTCACCATCTATTATTTTGTGTCCATATCCACCTGTAAGATGTCCTTCTGTACAGTGATAAGGTTCTTCCCTATACCCTTCGTGTTTCTTAATTGAGTTTCTTATGTCTTCGTATGTCATAACCAATTGTCTCCTTGTGGTTTCTCCCCAATTGCGGTCTCCATAAATAATTCTAATTCCCGGTCTAGTAATTCTTCTTTGTGTTGGTCAAATGCCAGTATCTGGTCTCTGTCCATTCTCTCGACCCAATAGTTAGCAGCTATTGCCAAAGCATCTATTTGGTCATCGTGCCTTAATGCACCCTTGTCTCTTGTAATTCTTGTTAGTTGTCTGAATAATTGGTGGTCTGGAGGTAGCTGGAAGTCGTTCTTAATCAACTCTTCGTCTACAACCAACCTATGGGTACTCATAATAGGTTCTAAAGTATCTATAATTCGTTTCTCTTTTTGTATGTTGTGTCTGACTTCTTCTATCTCACAAGGGTGTATGCGAGACATAATAGGCTTCAACAACTGTGTTGCCATGCCATCACCAAAGTTTGACTCGATAACGACATAGTTAACGTCTTGTTTCTTAGCAATACGAGACAGTTCTTCCAATGTGTCATCAGAATAACCACCTTCTAGTCCACCTATTGCAGTTAAATACAACATTCCATGCAGCATCTTTAAAACTGCATAGCCTGTTCTGTCTTCACCTCGCCCTGAAGGGTCAATTGACATAACTGAACCCTCCCAAGGCGCAAATTCATCACTCATATAGAGTGGTGTAGTAAAGTAATCGCCTTTGAGACCCACATTCGGTATGTCTGAGCTAATCGCACTGATTTGGTCTACTCCTGAGGCCCATTGTATTTTAGCTGGAGCTTCATCCCACGATGAACAACCAGTTAAAACGATGAGGTCATTAAGTTTTAGTGGGTATCTGTTTGCATCACTCAATGTTGTATCCAACATGAACTGCAAATTGAAACCACTTCT